TCGGTAACCGTTAATGCTTCTGGAAAATGCCGCTGCCGCCGCTTGGCGCTTCATCAGCCACGGCCAACTCACGCTGGCGAGCAGCGAACTGAGAGCGCGTCATCGGCGTGCCAGAGGTTGGCTCGCTCACCGTGACGCTTTCGACGTCGCCGCCCTCGAACTCCGCGGCATCCTCGGCCTTCTGCGCTTCGATCTTGGCGCGCTCGGCCGCCTTCTGCGCTTCGTCCGCGGCAATCGCAGCCTCCGGAGTTTCTGGCTCCAGCTTCTTGATGCCACCCTTGATCCGCTTCTCCTGGTCGTCGTGGAAACCCTTCATGAAGGCGCGATACTGCTCGGTGCCGGGATCATAGCCCGGCTTGGCCGCCTCGCCCTGCATGCTGCATGTCACGCCCTCGTCATAGGCGCGGTCGACCGCCGGAACCCGCTCATCCTGGACGAACATATCCAGCTGGGCGCCGAGATCGCAGCCCATCCATTTCGCGATGGTGAGATCGCGGGCAATCGCCGCCTTGCGGGCCTTCTCACCCTCGGCCTGCTGCAGCTGGAAAGCGATTTCGAAGTCGTTCTTGAGAAAACCGTCCTTCTTGGCCGTCTTGTAGGCATTGCGGAGATTGGCGTTTGCCGTGTTCAACTTGGCCTTGAGATCGGCGATCTTCGGCAGTGTCTGCAGGAACAACGCGCGGCTTTCCTCATCGACCGGGGAATTGAACCGCTGCTCGATCGGAGGTGGCGTCTTGTCCTTGGCCTTCTTGTCAGCCTTCGGGGGCTTTGGCGCCGTCGCGCCACCGGCCGCGGCCTTCGCAGCTGCCTTTGCCGCCTTCTGTTCTTCCGTCATCGGTGGCCGGCCGCGGCGCGGCGCCTCCGCGCTCTTTTCCTTCGTCATGGGTGTTCTCGCTCCGTTGTTTTACGCAAAATCCGAGGGTCGGAGATGCGCTTTGGGTATTCCGGTCTTTTGGTTGATTACGGTCACATATTTCACGGGCAAAGTCTTCCACTTACTGACCGCCTGTTTCGAAATCCCCAAAAAATCGGCAACTTGCGTCTTGGTCCAACCCCAACCGTCCTTTGCCGTCAGATCGGCGAAGGCCTCCTCATCAGTCGCTGGGATCGGGGAAAGCGCATTTTTCATGATTTGTCTGATTATCACGTCAACGCGAGGTTGACAATAGCGGCGACCGGGCGTAAATAGGGGGTACACCGAAACGAGCCATCGCGGCTCTGGAGCATCACATGGTCTACCTCGTTTCCGCCAAGCTCTCGACCGGCCTTTCCATCTCTAATGTAGAGTTCCTCTCCAAGGCTGGCGCAGAACGCGCCGCGGCGCACCTCATCGCTGACTATGCGGCAGAGGGCATCGTTGCGACCGTCACCATCACCGAGGCCTGAAATGATTGTTCTGAGCAAGGGCCAAGGCATCATGGCGGCAAAGCGCGGCTTCGTCGAGGGCCGCGACTTTATCTCCTATGATCAGGTTCCGTTGGGCCGGTTCGATTTGGTTTGGAGCATCGAGCGCTGGGTCGATCGCCGTACCACGGACGGTCTGGTTTTGGCTGCAGACGGCAGAAATGCCAGGAGCACAACATGATCAACAAGTCCGCTTCCCCGATCGGCATCCTCCAGTTCTCCAACGGGAACAAGACCGCGCTTTTCATCGGCGCCAACAGCAACACCGGTGAGACCATCGTTTGGCAGTCCGTCAACGGTCGCCGCGCCACCCGCACCACCGGCCGCAATATTGCCGGGCTCGCCGGAGAGGTGAAGCACGTCTTGGATAGCGGCGAGGCCACCTGGGTGGAAACGCCCAATAAGGCCGCGCTGTCTTGCCTGTTCAGCGTGGCCAAGTCGTGAAGCCGCTCACCCACCTCGACGTCGCCTGCTGCGGCGCGGCAGGCTTCGTGCTCGCCGTTGCTGCTTTCGTCATTCACCTCTTTTTCTAGGGAGACCCCAATGCCCTTGAACGAACCCCTTAATCCTCGCGCTGTCCCCGGTTCCAATGAGGCTCCGGATTATGCCAAGCTCGTTACCGAGCGCATCGCGGCGGAATATGCCGAGTTCAACACCACCTTGGCCGAAATGCTCGATCAGGCCCGCGCGCTGCCGAGCCCGATCCACAACGATGAGGACGCCCTGTCGAGCGGCGCGCTGATCAAGCGCTTCCGCGATCTCGACGGCCGGGTCGAGGCGGTGCGGGTCCTGGAGAAAGAGCCGTACCTGCGCGGCGGCAACGCGGTGGACTCGTTCTTTAATGCCCTGCGCGACAAGATCGGCAAGAGGGTCAAGACCGACCGTTCCGCCAAGCCCGGCGCCGCCGACGTTCTGCAGGCCCGCATCAACGACTACCAGGATCGCAAGCTGGCCGTCGAGCGCGCTCGCCTTGCCGCTGAGCAGGCCGAAGCTGCGCGCGTGGCGCAAGAGGCCGCCCGCAAGGCCGCTGAGGAGGCGCGACAGGCCGAGGAAGCCCGGCTGGCCGCGGAGCGCGCGCGCAAGCCGGAGAACATCGCGACCAAGAGCGCCGCGGCCGTCGAGCAGGAGCGCCGCGCGATCGAGGTCGAGATCGAGGCCAAGCGACAGGCCGAACAGGCGGAGGAGGCGCGTCTCAATTCGCTGGCTTCTACCGCCGATCTAGTGCGCACCCGTGGCAGCGATGCCTCCGGAGCCGGCGTGCTGCTCACCTCTGCCAAGGAAAACTACGCGCTGCTGGTCGACCGCAACAAGGTCGATATGAACGCGCTGCGGCCATACTTCACCGACGCCGAGATCGAGAAGGCTCTGCGCGGCTGGGCCAAGGCCACCGGCTATCGGACCAGGATGGAAGGCGCCGAGATCGGCCAGCGCAATAAGGGCGTGACGCGGTGAAGGTCGAGATCACCATCGCGCCCATGCATGGCCCGGTCGACCCGCCGCCGATCGCGATCACCATCAAGCGTGGTAGGCAACGCATCCGCGTCGAGTTGCGGCCAGAGGATTTTGCTCTGGCCGTTACCGGTCGCTTGGTCCATGGCGAGATCACCGGTGGCTCTTTCGATGAGGTGGAGCCCCTGCGTGAAGATGCCTCTGACGTCTTTGGAGGATACGAGCCATGAAGCGGCCCCGCCCCTACATCCCGCTGGCCGTCCGGGTGGAAGTCGCCGAGCGCGACGTGCCGAAGGGCGCATGGTGGGAGCTCTATTCTCTGGCAGTCGAGAGAGGGCGGCTGACGCTTGGCAAGCGCCTCATGATCCTGCTCGGGCACCTGCCGAAGGGCGCCCAACTTGACCACGATCCCGCGCTGATCCTGCGCCCCTATGTCGACGGCTTCTATTCGCCACTGGCCAACGATCCGGCCTATCTGGTCTACCGCGAGAAAGCCGAGCACCAGCAGAAAACCACCGGTCGCAAGCCCGGCGCCGAGCGCACCATCACCACCAAAGGCTCCGACATCGGCCTAAAGGCAAAATTCGCGAAGCTGGAGAAACGGACCAAGGCATCACGGCGCCCGAAGCATAAGATTCCGTCGCGGCCATTCCCGAAAAACACCAGGGGATTTCGATGAGCAAGATCACCGGCGATTGGCTCTACAACACCGCGGTGCGGCCCGATCCGAGCCAGCCGCCGGCCGGCTATATGCGCATTGGCCAGGGCATGCCGATCCGCAAAGGCATCTTGGCCAATGCCGAGGTCGACCGTCCGCTGATCGATATCATCCATGAGGCGACATTTTCTCGCCCGATCGGCCTGCAATGGGTCAATGATATCTATGCATTCCGTACCGCATTGCGGAAAGCGCACTGCTTCACGATCGATACCGCGACATCGGCGCTGCTGGCCGATTTCAGCATCGCAATCTCCACCGATCTCGACAGCGTTCGCCAACTGGCGGCGCCGCCGTTCCCGACGACATGGTTCGAAATTGACAACGTGGCGCGGCTGCGGCGCATCGTCGAGCTCGGCCATAAACTGTCGGAGATGGCCAGCAATGATCCGGTCGCGCGCGTCGGTTGGCTGATCACCTCGCACGGCGACGAATACCTCGCGAACTATTGTTGCGTGACGCTGCAGGGCCCGGTTATCGCCCCTATGGCCTATCGCTGGCGCACCGGCGCGCGCGGCATCCAATCGCCCAAGGATACGCCAACCTCGGTCGCCAATAATGACCGCATGTGCTTCAACATGAAAGGAAGTGGCGTTCTCACTGACGACGCTTCCATTACAAAAGCATGGCCGATCCCCGGCGAGGGGGAATTTGTATTGAGCCGCCAGGAAGTCGACCTGATGTTCGAGCTTTCTGGCGAACTCCGCTACATCTTTGCCCTGCTGCTGACGCTGGGCGCCTCCAATGCCGGCGCGACCCCTTCGTTTTCCCCGCAGGCGCCGAGCGCCGCGGCGCCCTTCGAGGCCAAAGGAAAGACGCTATTTCCGATCGAGCATAAGGTGCTCACCATCAAACTCGGCCGCAAGATGACCGCGGATAAAGTTGCCGCGCGGGTGATCTCTGGCCACAAGAAGAGGTTCCATGAAGTGCGCCACCACCTGCGGCGGATCAAGACGCCCGACGGCGGCACCCGACTGGTCAAGGTGAGAGAGCACAACCGCGGCGATGAGCGCTTGGGAAAGATCGTCAAGACATATCGGGTGGAAAAATGAGTACGATTCTCAAGCCAGATACGAACCCGGTGTTGATCTGCACGTCCTGCGGTCGAGGCTTTCTGGTAATGCCGCCCTCTGGTGTCGATATCGACCCTATCTGGCGAATCCTCGGTATTCGCGAGGACGGCGGAGTATGCGGCGGAGAGATCAAGGCGGTTGACCGTCTTTTCGCGGCCAAGGTTGCGGAACAATACGTGGAAATAGGAGGCGACGAATGGCTGCGCGGAAAAAGGAAGTCATAACCCTGGATCAGGTCCGGGAACCGATGTCGTTCGATGAGCAATTGCTGCGGATCGCCAGCAACCCATCGATCCCGGTCCCTCGGCTGAAAGAGATCGCCGAGCTCCGCCGGCAGATGCGGCTCGATGATGCCGAGGAAGCATTCAATCAGGCGCTGGTAGACTGCCAGGAGGAGATGCGGCCGATCGAGGCTGACGCTGCCAACGACAGCACCAGGAGCAAATACGCCACGCTCTATGCCGTCGACAAGGCGCTGCGGCCGATCTATTCGAAATACCGATTCAGCCTGAGTTTCGACACCACCGACTGTCCCATCGAGGGGCATATGCGCGTGGTTTGCTACGTCGGGCGCGGCCTCTTCACCCGCCGTTACCAATACGACGTCGCAATCGATACCAAGGGCTCGAAGGGCAATGACGTGATGACGAAGACGCATGCCGGCGGCTCCGGCTTCTCCTATGGCAAGCGCTACCTGGAACTCGCGATCTTCAATGTCACGATCGGCGATCCCGGGCGCCCGGCCGACGATGACGGCAACCGCGCCGCCGGCATCGAGCCAATTAGCCAGGAGCAGTTAGCCGAGCTCGTGGCCCTCGCCGATGAGGCCGGCGCCGACAAGGCCAAGTTCTGCAAGGTAATGAAGGTCTCAAGCTTCGCCGCGATCCCGGCCAAATTGTTCGATGAGGCAAGGCGGCAGCTGGAGCGCAAACTGCGCGCCGAGCAGGCCAGGACCGCAAGCCAGGGTGAGCCGCAGTGATCGAGCCAGATATCATCGACTGCGAGCAGGGTTCTCCGGAATGGTTCGCGGCTCGGCTCGGGCTGCCGACAGCCAGCCGCTTCAATGAGGTGCTGCGCGAGGAAGGCAGGGGCGCCGGTGGCGAGAGCAAGACGCGCCGCACCTATCTGAACCAGTTGGCCGGCGAGCGCATCACCGGCGTTCCCATGGAGACATGGAAGAACGCCGCCATGGAGCGCGGCCACGTCGATGAACCGGAAGCGCTACAGCAGTACGAGTTCCTCACCGGGCATACGGTGCAGCGCGTCGGCTTCATCCGCGGCTATCGGTGCGGGTGCAGCCCGGACGGTTTGATCGGCGACGATGGCATGGTCGAGTTCAAATCGACCGAGCCGCACCTCCTGATCGACATCTGGCGCCGCCGACTGCCGCCGACCATGCATTACGCCCAATGCCAGGGCGGGTTGATGGTGGCGCGGCGAAAGTGGATTGATCTGGCGATCTATTGCAAAGGCCTGCCGCTGTTCATTCACCGGTTCGACAAGGACGTTTCCTTTATCGAGCATCTGGAGGGGCAGGTTCACATCTTCAACAAGGAAGTCGACCAAATCGTCGAATTGATCCGAGGTGTCACATGAGGGATTTAGTCGTTTTTATGCTTTATATGGCCGGGTCGTTTTTTGCTTTCGGCCAGGGCCATGACATTGGATCGGGTAAAAAACAGGTCGTCGGGACCTGGGGGTGGATCATCAGTTTCTGTGCAATTTTGGCTGTTATGAGTCTGACCGGCTGGAGATGATCAATGCGTCAGCGCCCGATCCGGTGCATGTGGACCGGCACCCATTTCGTTCCGCAGAACAGCCAGCTGCGCCAATGCCGCGAGCAGTTTGGCGACGGCGAGATCGTCATGCTGGAGCGCCACGAGGAGCGCGACATGAACTCGCACAGCCATTACTTCGCCTCGATCAACGAGGCCTGGAAGAATCTCCCCGAAGCCTTGGACGCGGAATATCCCTCTCCAGATGCGCTGCGGAAAAAGATGCTGATCAAGTCCGGATATGCCAACGAAAAGGTTACGGTCTGCGACACCGCGCACGACGCGGCAATTATGGCGGCTTATATAGCACCGCTGCACCAATACGGCATCGTCGAGGTGCGCGGGAACGTGATCCGCGTTTACGAGGCAAAATCACAGTCTCTCGCGGCAATGGGTAAAAAAGAGTTCCAAGCATCCAAGTGGGCGGTCCTGGATGCGATCTCGGCCATGATCCACACCAGCACCCGCCAGCTACAGGACAATGCAGGGAGATCGGCATGACAAAATATCTCGTGATGGACGTGGAGACCAGCGATCTGTTCGACTTCACCAAGCCGGCCGATGCGATCGGCCAGCCCCGGCTCTGTGAGGCCGCGCTGCTATTCGTCAACGATGCCCTGGAGATCGAGCGCACCATCGACCACCTCATCAAGCCGGAGGGCTGGCTGCTGCGCGACGACAGCGAGGCCGCCCGCGTGAATGGTCTCACCCAGCAGCGGCTTGAGGCCGAGGGAGTCCCGGTCCGCGAGATCGCACGCGACTATGGCGCCGCGATCGATGAGCGCCGGCTGATCGTCGCATTCAACGCGCCGTTCGACATCAAGATGATGCGCGCCGAGCTCCGCCACTCCGGCTATCCGGATCGCTACATGCAGACCCGCTATATGTGCGTGATGCAGGGCTGCCGGAAACTGGTCAACGCCAAGACCGCGGCCGGGCGCAGCAAGGTTCCGACGATGGATGAAGCCTGCATCCATTTCGGCTTTGAACAGGAGCCCAAGCCGCACCGCGCGATCCACGGCGCCACACGCGCGCTCAACATCCTGCGCGCGCTTCGCGACCAGAACATGATGCCGCCGGTCAAGGACCCTTACGACAAAAAGAGCAAGTGATGTACGCAGCCAGAACCGATGTGCCGGTCGAGCGTTCCAGGGGCGAGATCGAGGCCACGTTGAAGAAATATGGTGCTGACCGATTCGCTTATTTCGCAGAGGGCCAGCGTGCCATCGTGGTCTTCGAAGCGAAGAACCGGCGCATTCGCTTCGATCTACCATTGCCCAAGGACCAGGATGACCGCAAAGGCCAGATGGCGCGGCAGCGCTGGCGCGCACTCCTGCTCTGCATCAAGGCCAAGCTGGAAGCGGTCGACAGCAAGATCGAGACGTTCGAAGAAGCCTTCTTGGCCCATGTAGTGATGCCCGACGGGAAAACCGTCGGCGACCACACGAGCGCGACAATCGCCAAGGTCTATGCCGGTGAAACAACGCCGCTCCTGCCGCCGCCACGGTGACCACGTGGGCAAGAAGCGATACGAGTTTCCGGTCAAATTGACGGCCACCGAGGTTGCGATGATTCGCGGCATCGTGCGCCTGGACCGCCACGAGCGAAGAAAGGCCGGCTTCGCGCGCGGAACTAACGGACTGGCCAAGCGCCTCGCCGTCGCTTACGGCGTGTCAGAATGGTGCATCGAAAGCATCATCAAGGGGAAACGATGGAAAACCGTGGAAGCGAAGACGTCGCAATACTTAATGGGGTCCTGAGCGCAATCCCGCCGGCCGGCGCCAGCCTGAAAGACATCTCCGCCACAACCGGCCTCTCGACGCAGAAGGTATTGCGTGCGGTCAGCACCATGCTCGCCGATGACGTGATCACCCGCACCGGCACGCCGAACAAGGGCATCGGCGTCTATCACCGGAGAGCATGATGGTCGCCTATAGCTTCAAACAGCGGTTTGTGCAGCCGATCCGGGTTGGCCTGTCGTCGGTCAGCCTGTCATTCGATTGCGCACCAAAGCGGCAGACAATCCGCCTGCCGCGGCGGCGCCACGCTCGGCCGGGGGAAATCCTGCAGCTTTACTATGCCCAGAGGACAAAGCACTGTCAGAAGATCGGCGAGGCCCGCTGCATCGAGGTGGTCCCGATCCGGATCAATGTCTCGCCAACCCCTTACGGCCTCGATATCCGCGTCGGCAAGCACTGGCTGTCCGATCTTGAGCGAATCGATTTCGCCCAAGCCGACGGTTTCAACGACTGCGGCGATATGTACGATTTCTGGCGCCAGGAGCATGGAGTCGGTTACTTCAATGGCGACCTGATCAAATGGGAACCGATCTGATGGGCGAGAAAACTGCAATCGCATGGTGCGATCATACGTTCAACCCCTGGATCGGCTGCCAGAAGGTCTCCGCCGGCTGCGACCTTTGCTATGCGGAGACCCTGATGGACAAGCGATACCATCGCGTCGAATGGGGTCCTCACGGCGCCCGCGTGCGCACCAGTGCGTCAAACTGGCGCCAGCCCTACCGATGGGCCAAGGCTGCCAAAGCCTCT